CTCGTCGAGGAAGAGGATGTTAAACGACATACCTCGGACAGCACTTGCAGACGTAGAAGCAGCCAGTATCTTTGATCCATTCTCCAGTTCTAAACTACCTTTATTCCAAGCAATTATACCTTGTTGCATCCATTTAGGCAAATTTTCATATGCTGTTTGTAATCTACCTAATAAATCTCTAGCAGTTGCAGCCTTGTTTGCAAGAATACCTACATTAACACTATCATTAAATACAACATAATGTAAAAGATATGCTACAGACGTAGTAGACTTACCAGTCTGTCTAGGCATTTTACAAATATTAAATCGATTATCATGAAATCTTTCTATTAATTTCTCTTGGAAATCATATGGTTTAAACTGAACCAAACCCTCATCAAGAGAAACAATCTTCATATAATTGTTAGCAAAATATACGGGGTCTTCCTTACATTTAAGGAATTCTATAATTTGCTCTTCAGTATATTCAATTTGTGTATTTGCCTTTTTCAGGTTGGGGTTACCCAAATACACATCATTATCAACAGGCATGATTATCCTTTAAACCCTTGTTTTAACATTTTAGATAGTTCTGATGTAGAACCAACAAATACTGCATTGTTAGTAACATTATTAGTTGTTTTATGATTATCTTCATCAATCTCTTTAACCTTCTTCTGAAGTTCCATCAACTTATCAGTAGTATCAGCAACTGATTTAATAATTTGCCCTGCAACTTCATATGCTCTTGGACTTGCACTTTCACCAGCAAGTTCCATTATACCATTAAGAGATTCTTGTCCTTTCTCAATTAATGAGTATAGATTAGCACGAGTGTATTCATAATCTTTTTGAATTTCACCACTAACATCTTTTATCTCGTCTTTTCTTCTTACACACCCATTTTCAGGAGTATTGGATACTTCAATACTACTGGAGGTGTTAAGTGCTTCGTCAATAGGATCATAACTAGACATAATTTAAATATCCTCTTTTCTAGTTGGACTGTAATCTTTACCATCAGAAAAATCTTGCCAAGAATCAGTAAATCCAAAATCATCAGCAGGTCCAGCATCTATTGGATCTGGAACCGCAGTATACCTCATTTCACGACTAGCCTTCTTAGTATTAGTATCAGAATATAAATCGGTTTGAACTTTCTTAATAAGTCCACTAGTAGTTTCAGCAATAGGACCGAATAGATATGTTTTTGCCGTAAAATTTAAAGTATAAATTAATGCTCTTCTGGTTGAAAAATCTCCTTCATAATCATCTTGAAATCCTACATTATCCAGTATAACAGGAACATCTCTTTTTTCACCAATAGAACTAACTAAATCTACTGTTAGATTAAATGAAGGTTGGAAATATGGTAATATCTGTTCTACAATTTGTAATGCATCATCATTTAACTTTGAGAATATACTCAATTCAAATCCAATATTATAAGGAACAGGCATATAAACCTTTTTCATATTAGTTCCATCAGAAGTCTTAAATGTCTGAGTCACTCCTGTTTTTCTAGAAGGATCGTAAGCAACATTATTCATTTCAAACGACATTCTAGGAAGTGATATTTGAACTGGTTTATTTAAATCTGCTTGTTGCTCTAATCTAGCAAGAAATTTTTGAGCAGGGCCATAAGACAATGGAACTTTTATTTCACTGAAGTCATCTCCAGAACCATCCTTATGTTTAATTGATATACCATTGAATATAGTACCAAAAGATACTATGGTTTTTCTAATAATTTCGTGGTAATAATAAGTTCCTAACATTATACTTGTCCAAATGGATTTGATTCAGTGAAGTCAAGAATTGCATCTGCTTGACTTTCAATTGTGTCGCTCTGATCATATTTATCAGCAAACTCTGCTGACTCAATTTCATCAACTGTAAATTTAGCTCCAGAAGTAGCACCAATAGCAATATCACCTGCTAAAAATGTACCATCTGTTGTTCCAAGTTTGAGGGTGTTATTAGGTGCATCCCACGTTTTAACTCTACCTCTAGCACCACTTTCAGAACCTGTAACCAACTCATTAAATTGATAAGTCCCAATACCAGTCAATATTGGTGGTGGAGAAACTGTTGCAATTCCAGTTCCACTTGTATATCCAATACCAGCATCTGAAATAAGAATTTGAGATATTGTATTAGTAGTAGTATTAATAAGAACTCTTCCTGTAGCAGTACCAATACCAGATGTTGGAGTATTAAAATAAAGAGTTGGTGATGTTGGATATCCAGTATTACCACCAGTAATTGTTACATTTCCAATTCCAGTAGAATCTGTAACAAGATTTGCAGTTGCTGCTGCACCAACTCCATGATAAGTGGTAACACCATTAGTTGCAGTTGTTGCAGCACTAACTATGGTTACAGTTGGAGTCACAGTATAACCAGCACCAGTATTTGTTAATAAGATTTCTTTAACAGAATAAACATTATTTACTGATGTGGTTATAGCAACAGCAGTAGCATCTGTTCCTCCATTTGGTGCAGTACCAATTGCAACATAAGGTACTTCCGTATATTCATAACCATCATTATTGAGGAAAATATTTCTAATATATCCTGTAGTAGTGGTTACACCTAAAGTAGCTAAAGACCCAACACTAATAAGTTTTAATGATGTAATATATCCATAATCAACCAAAGTATTATCAATCTCTTCGGTTCCCAAGCTAGTTTGATCCCATCCACCAATATCATCTTCAAGTTCATATAATTCACATTGTAGTTGATAAACGTAATTTTTACCTAACTGATAGAAAGGTTTTTCGTGCTCTACAAATTTAATCTCAAAAATTCTTCTACCTAATGGAAAATATATTAAATCTCCTTCTCTTGGCCTAGTATCTACATTGATTTCACTATCAGGCATATCTTGTAAAAATGCCCCAATAAAATCTTCCCATCTTTCTTTAGATATGGTAATAGTTAATTCATCCTTTAAACTCATACCAAATTTAGTCATAATATCACCAGCACCTGTATATCCCTCATAGGTATTAACATATGCTTCAATAGCAAAGTTATCATCAAACTTTGATGATTCTACTTCTCTAAAGATATTATCAGTATTAACTATTTTTCTTGGTAGATATTTTACTTCAACACCAAAAATCTGTAACTGTTCATTAATTAAATCTTGAACAAGTCTTTGCTCACCTTGAGAACCTTGAAGAAAGAAGGGATTTAATGCCATTATTATTAACCTATAAGATCAAGAGGTGGTACTTCATATTCAGAACTCATTTTTTCACGAATTGCTTCTAGTTCTCTTTCTGCATCATCATAAATTTCTCTACCATTTAACTCCAAACCACCAGGAAGTTTAACTCCTCTAAATTTGATTAAATTTTGTCCCCATTGTTTTTTAATCAATGAAGTAAGATATCTCTTAAGGAAACTATCATTATAAACTCCAGCAAATGTTGCAGGATCCAATGCTCTATAACAATCAAGAACCAGATAAGTACCAGCTTCCTCTGCTCCCCAATCAATATCTAAATATAATCTATCTTGTCTTTGATTATATCTAATTTGTTTATCTGTGGTTAATAAGAATTCAATATCTTCCAGATATGTTTTTACCATAGAATATTGAAGTAAATCAATTGAATTAAATTGATACAAATCATTTAAAAACAACTGATACTTAATACTAAACATTCCAGATGATATTGTACTATTATCAAATCTAAATACCTTTTCTACACCATAAACAGAGTCTGGAACTTGAATAAAATTAGAATTTTCATACCAATTAGAAGTAACAGTACCTAAACCACTAACAGATGTTGATTCTGCGGTAGTAGTTACAATACCAACTCCAGATGTACCCGATGCCCTTCCTCTATCAATATCATCTTGAGTTAATTTATATTTTAAATACATTCTTTCAACACCATCAAAATGACGCTCATTGAAGAGTTGAAGAGCATCATCAACTAAATCAGATACTTGATCATCATCAACGTTTATTTCCAATACAGGAGCACCAAGTTTTCTTAAACAATAGTCTATTAATTCTTGTCTTGTGGTCGGTTTTGCCATTTTAATAAGATCCTCCGTCTATTAGACCTGCAGTTAAAGTTCCATCAACAAATGCATCTGAAGTAAATGTAGCTATAGCACTAAAAGTAGAAACTCCTGCAGTAACTATCAATCCACCAGCAATAGCTCTGAACCCTTGTTCAGTAGATACTGTTTTGTTAGCATAAACATATTCTGTAAATGTTGCTATTGCTCCAAAAGTAGAAACTCCTGCGGTTATGATTAAACCACCTGTAGTAGCTCTAAATCCTCTTCCAGCAGTAATAATACCAATTGAATCAACATTAGTGACATCTTCATAAGTTAATGTTCCACCTATAGTAACATTACTATCAAATTTAGCATCTCCTACAAATGTAGATACCCCTGTGATATTTAGATTTCTGGCATTTATTTCATCAAGTACTAAATCATCTAATACATATAAATCACCACCAACATACATGTCACCAGTTGTTGTTACAATACCAGCAAATGTAGAAAGTCCTGTTACATTTAAGGTTTGAGTTTGAGTGGTTCCAAATACAGTAACACCAAGTCCAGTAGTGGCAAATTTCTCATTATCATTAAAGAATATTTGTACGGCTCCACCATCAGTACAAAGAATATAATCCTCACTATGATTTTGAG